GATGCCAAGCTGGCGGGCCTCGTCTAATCGCTTTGCGGCCTCTCTAGGTGTTAGCCCGTCACGCTCAAGCGCTTCCAAAAGCTTTCTCTCCGCAAACGTAAACGCACGCTTTTCGCCGCCTATGCCTAAGCTGTCTGCGACTCTACGCAGAAACTGGCCACCCTTTTGCACCGCAACAGGTGCGGCTGCGCCCAGCGTGCCACCCAAAGCAGCGCCAGTTGCAGCGCTTGTGGCTCTTTCAGCCAAACCGCCTTCACCGGCGCCAAAGCCAGCTATACCGCCTTCTATGGCTCCAATTTTAGCGGCTCGCGCAATGGTCGGCGCAAGCCTTGCGGCGGTTGTGGTGCCAACCGCAGCACCGCCTGTGCCTGCCGTGAGCAGACCAGCAAGCGCCGTTGGGATTACAGCGCCGCCGATTTCAGCGCCAATCGCCTCAAGCGGCTTGTCGGCTCTATATGCCTCCAATTTTCCGCGTATCTGCTCAAGGTTTTCCTCGTAACTTTTCCCCTCAGATAAACCGAGAGCGCGGCCTGCTGCTGAAAGTGGATTCCGCAAAGCCGCCTCAATCTCGTCTGCAAAGCCAAGCGTAAGCCCCTGAGCGCCAGCACGCAGCCGCTGCGTTTCCGCTGGCGGCTGATCCGGCTTGGCCATGTCGCTGGACGTCACGCCTTGCGCGGCGTCTTGAACGATCTTTTGAACAAATGCGTTTTGCTCGCTGATACTTAAATTCGCAAAAGCATCATCAACTTCGACCTCGCCAACGCCGTCTATTTCAATAATCATTATTTAATGCTCCACTTTAAATCTGGGGCCGTGCCTTCTGGAACCTCAACTGGGTCTAGCTTAAACCGCTCTCTACGTCGCGCTATCGCCGCAGAGCGATTGTCACGCGCTCTCTGGTTTATCCTTAGAAGCTCTTGGATCGCAGCGTATGCTGTTGCCTCAGTGCGAGCGTCTCCAAGCTCTTTTGCTGCTCTTTGCGCATCGCCTTCAGTCTGAACGCCTTTATTCAAACGTAGGCTTGTATTTACAAGTCGCGTTTTAAATCTTTCAAATTCGTCGCGCGCTTTGGCGGTTTCTATTGCGCCCTGCCCGCCGACGCCTATTGAGCCAAAGGCTCCTTTAAGAAACCCAGAAAGGCCAATATCAAGCGGGCCGGTAAACTCTTTTGTCGCTGGGTCATATCCAAAGTCACCAATGATGCCAGATATGTCCTGCATCAAATTGTCTATTGCCGTGATCGCCTCAAAGTCAGCTTCTTCTGCCTTCCTTGCGTCTGTCGGCAAGCCAGTGGCCTCCCTTCTCGCCTCGCGATCTGCTTGCGCAATACGCTGCTCTGCGGCTACCACGTCTTCGTTTATGGTGATTACCGGCTCGCCGCTTCTGCCTTCTGGGTAGGTCACGGTGTATTTGCCGCCGCCCAGTATTTCGCTTGGCGGCTTGACCGCTTGCGCTGCAATCTGCTGGCCCATCGCAGTTGGCGAGAGCTGGGTTAAAATCGCCATCGCTGTCTGCATGTCGCCTGATTGTAGCGCCTCAGATGCACGCTTAGCTAAAGACCGCGCCTCTGTGTCTCTTGATATTTTCAACGCCTCTGATGCGTTTAGCAGGCCGCCACGCATCAAGTCAGCAGCTTCTGGAGAATATTTCTCCAAATATTCAATCGTCTTGTTTCGCTTGGCAGCCGCCTGCCGCTGCGCGCCGCGCGCCCTGATCGCCTCGCCAGCACGCATCTCCGGCATGATGAGCGGATCGAGCGCCGCAGCAAATTGCTCCGCTCTGCTTAAACCCGTTGTCGGGCTTGGCGTGCCAAGGTAATCCATGATGCCGCCGAAGCCGCTTCTGCGCTGCTGCGGCGCTGCCGCTGCCTGCGGGCGATCCTGCATTAGCGCTGACAGTGGCGCGCGTGGCGCTGCTTGTGGGGCCGTTCCGCTGGCCAGCATCTGCATGCGCAGCTCTTCTTCGCGCGCCCTATCCATTGGAGTTGCCATGCTTGTTCCTTTCGGCAAAATATCCTCGCCAATCATGTTGGCTATTGATGACAGCTTTGCGCCATAATTTGGATCAGTCGCGTACCCCGACGCGCCCATCGCAGCTATTTGATCGCTTAGCGTTTTGGCCTTCAGCACCGGCTCATATCTTTTGTTGCCAGTGATGAAGCTGGCGTAGTCGTCAAAGCTTTGCTGCGGGTTCTCGTAAGCCCTAAACTCTGACGGCTCCACAACCATTTTCCCGCCAAAAAACTCTTCAGACGGGAAGACTTGCCCCGCTCCTTTTATGCCAAAGTAATTGGAGTTTGGCGCAGATTTTCCATAGCCAGTTTCCAATGCAGACTGCGCCAAAACCAGACGCGGATCTAAACCCGTGCGCTCGCTTACCCTGCGAGCGTATGGCATCATGGCCCTGAAGAACTCTTCTGGTGTCATCTACTACCTCGGGAACATGCTTGCGCCAAGCTGCAGATATTGAAACAATCCCGGCTGCATTGACTTCGTCGTCGTTGACTGGCTTGGCGTGGCCCCGAGCGCCGCCAATGGCGCGGTGAGCGCCTGCAGAGGTGCGCCGGTGTAGCCTGCATATTGGCCGCGCGCCGCGTCGATCAGAGACTGCTGCAACATCTGCTGCATAAGACCCTGCTGCATCTGCTGCTGCTGGATCGCCTGCCCTGTGCCGAATGCCTGCTGGCCCAATGCGCCAAGCTGTGATGCTGCGCCAAGGCGTGCCTGCCTATCAGCCATCGCCTGCTGCATTGCTGTGGTATATCCAGTTTGACGTTGCTGAGCTGCAATATCGCCTGCCATACGCCCGTATTCTCCAGCAGCAACACCCTCGGCAACGCCTTGGCGAGACCCACCAAACGCACGCGCCGCTGTTGCCTGAGCGCCAAGCTGGTTCATTGCCATCTCTTGCTGCCTAGCAATGTCCTGCTGCGTGCGATCAATCACTTGCTGCGTGTATGGGTTCATAAATGCGCCAACTTGCAGCGGGCCTGTCATTGCTGCCTGCGTGCCGCCAAGCGCGCCTTGCAATGCGCCAGCCGCCGCTTGGTTTACGTTAAATCCAGCGGTGGGCGCTATTGGTTGACCTCCTGCAATTCCTTGTCCAGCCATTATGCTTCTCCTAAATCTCTATGCCGCTTTTGCCGTCAGCCGACATACTATATTGCCTTGGCCCGCTTGACCCAGATGACGGCCTTGCGCCGGAAGAGTCCGGCCTGCGCGGCGGGGCGCTGCTTCTGTCTGGATCGATAAACCCAGTTGCGCCGCCCGCAAATATCGGGTCATCGCGGTCGCGTGCAGACATGCCCGCCGACGCCATTAGCGCCTGATCTGTTGACGGCAGAATGCCAAGCCCGCGCCCTACTGTACCGACAAATCCGCCGCCTGTCAGGAATCCGCCTAAGTCGCCAAGAACTTTCTCAGCAGAGCCGCTTATAACGTTGCCCTGCGCGTCAATCGGGAAGCCAGCCGCGTTGATCTTGCCCTGCTGGAAGTTCATCTCTTGAGCGCCCGACCAGTTATCCGATCCACGGCCCATGCGGGTCGCGTGGAACTGCATGGCGTTGTCCATATCAGACGGCGACGCGTTGGGGTTCATCGTCATCGGGCCAACGTATTGACCTGAATCTGCTTGGCGCTGACGCTCACGCTCTTCTGCGCCTGTCATATATTGACTGTAGTCGATCGCGGGCTGCACACGCGACCCGACTTTTCCTGTCACGGGGTCGATGAAGAAGCTGTCGATAAACTCTTTCTGCGCTGGTCGTCTACGCTCAAGCTCGGCAAGCGACTGCTCGTAAAGCGGCGCTGAGCTGTAGCCCATCACGCCGTTTGCGTATTGCGTTGGCGCGCCCATGCCGCCCATAATGTCTAGCTCAGATGTCGGCGCGGCCATGCCAAACGCAGACGCAACGTCAGCGGTTTGCTGAAACCCTGCCTGCTGAAACGGCGTAAACGCGGCAACATCTGGCCCGTAATACGGCGTGAAGCCGATCTGGCTGATGCCTTCCGCTTTGCCCAAGTTACGGCGCGCCGCCTGCTCGATATATTCAGGCACTTCTACTGTGCTAGTCGTTGACCCGCCTTTACCGCCTGCCATTATTCAAACTCCTTAACGTATGAGGCGTGAAGCGGCTGCCAGCCATACGCCTTTAGTGGTTTCTTCCAGCCAAACCGGCCTGTCATGGTCACCGCAGAGCATCCTTGCGCTTTTGCCCATGCTATCACATCTTCATGCATTTCTAAAATCTGATCCAACTCGCCGCCGCCAAGAAACACGTTTAAAACTTTCTTTCTCGGATATACCACTATTTCGCTGACGATGCACCCCCTCGGCGAAGGCCAGAGCTGCATCGTTCCCTTGTATATACCTTCGGCCACGTCGATGAAGTCATGCGTGCCGCCGGAATACTGCAAAGCGGCTTCGATCCACGGTCGGCATCTTTCAAGCTCTTTATCCATGAAGCCTCGTAATCGCTAAAGTTGACGCGGGGATTGCTGGCACAGGCGAAGACGCTGCGGTGTAATTCAGAAAGCCTTGCGTACTGTCGATCATGTAATTCACTTCCAAGTAGTCACCAGCCGCAAGCGTAAATATCTGCGTGCGCGACGTGACTAGCGTGGCGTTGTTCTGGTGCAGCGCAGTGGTCATGCCGCTGTCTGCCACGTTGGTGCCGTTGACGCTGGGCCAGAAGTAGAAGTGAACCGTGCTGGCTGACGTCGATGATATTTGCGCCGAGAACGATACAACGTATTGGCCAGCCTCCTCAAACACGATGCGCGACGCTGGCGTGCCTTGCGTGATGCCATCATTGCCGCTGGGCGCGTCATATGTCAGCTTGTACGCCGTGTTGGCAGCAACAGGCGTGACGTCTGACGTCAGGATGAAGTCAGCGTGGCCATCTTCCAGCACGATCTGCCGCCACTCGCCGTTTTTACTGACAACGGGATATTCGTTTGTGCGATTCCACATTATCACGCCGTCTTCTGCCGCGCTCTCGCCGCCCGTCTGCTGCACAAGCTGTGATCGCGTCTGGCCGAGGTAAAGCATCAGACGCCTGCCCCAAGCCATCCAGTCGTCGCCCCTCGGCTCTGGTGCGCGGTGCTGCTGCGTCATCTACGGCCACCCGCAACAGCGTCTACTCTATTCACGCCAACGCGCCAGTCTCCAAGGCGCTCTCCATCAACACGCATACGCACCTGACGCCCCGTGAAGCGCATACTGGTTGGGTTCGACATGCTGAACGGCCCGTATGATCGCTCTGTGCCGTTGGGATAGAAACGCGTCTTAAACGTGGCGCTGACATCGCCCTGCGTTTTTTCGTCAGGGATCATCTCCGTCACGCTGACAACGTTGTCGCCGGAGCCAAGCATGATGGGGCCGGTTTCCGCGAAGGGCATCGCGCCGCTATAGTCGTATCCGACCTCATGCTCGTATATCTTATTATTAGACGGGTCAGCCATCAGCGGATACACAAACGTGCCTGCATCAGATCCAGCGGTGCGCGCCAAGTTTCCGATTGTCCACGTATTTTCCACGTAATTATATGCAACGTAGCGGTCGTTCTCAGTAGAAGAACTGGACGGGTAAAACCACCATATCTCGCCGTAATTGCTATTTGACATGGCAAACGCCTTACTGATCTGCGCTCGGTTGATGTCGTTGAAAACGTAGTCAGACACGTCGCACGGCATCTCCTGCACTTGGCCGCCGAGATACGCAAAAAACGCGTGTACGCCCATCCAGAAGCATCCGGCGTCTACGCTGGCATACGCTAAGTTGGCCGCAAGCCCGCACCCAGAGCCAACGCGCTCCACGCCGTACACATATGGCGGGCCAACGTAATTTGCGACATGCGCGTCGCGCGTCGTCAGGATAAGCGTCTGGCCCTTCACGCTCACGCCAGCCATGATCTCGCCTTCAGTCGCAAGCTCAATGTCGCCTGCCTCGTTTACCGCTGATGGCGTCCAAGTCGTGTTGTCTTCACGGTCTGACCACTGCAGCTTGCGCACATTGCCGCCTGCGCCAAGGCACATCAGAAAGCGCTCTTCCGTCACGACGATGCTGCGGTTGTTAACTGGCGCATTGGCGACTTGCGCAGCGATTGCGGTGTTGTCCAGCTGCCACTCGTAGACCTTTCCGTCATCACGGTTATTAGCCAGCAAGTATTCGCCCCACAACTGCAAATTCCACGCGGTTGCGGGCTGAATGCGTGACGTGTCTGGGCGAGCAACGCCGTATGCGTAATTGCCATATGTGTTGCCGCCGTAGCCGGTAAACGCGGCAGCATCCTCGCGGCCAGTGGCCAAGCCTGTCGGCGTGATGTCGTATTGCGTGCCGGTGCCGCCGCCGTAGACGTATAGCTTGTTATATGTGCCAACGGCGTACCAGCGGTCGTTGGAATTATCTGCCCAGTTTACCATGCCGCGCGGCGTGGCATTCGTGGCAGTGTCTGATCTTGTGCGCCAGCCCTTAACCGGCTGCATCGTGCCGTCAATCCAACGCACCAAGCTGGCATCTCTCCAACGCCCCATGCTCTGCAAGTCGGTGCCGTTGCGGTAAACCCCAGCGGGTACGTCTAATCTAATCAGAGCCATCGTTGCCTCGTTGGTGTTGCGCGCTTGCCGCAGTGTAACACATGACCATTTGATGCGCAAAAGGGCAGCGTTTTGCTGCCCCTCGCGTTTTCGTTATGCTGCGCGGCTATTCCGCGTCAGGCTCAAGGGCAGTTTTAATAAACTCCTATATTGCAGCGATAATAAACGCCAGTAGTTCACTGTAACGAACCCCAAGCCTAGTGCGCTCTGTAGCACCCTCTGGCGCTTCTTCTTGTGTGTCATATGTATCGGTGCGGGTGTAGGCATCAGCGGCTTCTACAGCCTCAGTGACCACGTTACCGTCTTCGTCAAGCACCTCTGCCACAGCTTCTACCGCTGGCACCTCTGTCTGTGTTTCCCACCAAGTTGTAGAAATAAACATGGCATAGTCACCAGCGTCTAATCCTTCTGCTACAAATGCAGCTTGTAAGTCTTGTGCAATGATACCAAAGTGAGTTCTGGCTTCATCACCCTTGACTTCTACACTGTTACGCCAACGGAATTTACGCATCAAGCCTTTGGCAGCTATAGCTACACGTTGCTCTGCGTCAGATAGCTCTGCAATGTCTTGCTTTTCGTTGCGGTCAGATGTTTGGATAGTGCCGTTGGTGGCGTAGATGTCATCGAAGCGGGCAGCGGGATCTCCTACATCCTTAGTGTTATCTACCTCTGCACCATCTTCATCAGTTGGTCTAAAATCATTAGATGTAAATTTAATTCCAGAACCACTACTGCCATTATCAGAAGAAATGAACAACCTGCCATTATCAGACCCAATAATCCCCACCGTGGAGCCGTCTTTGCGGAACTGAGTAATATGGCCATCGTTTGTCAGCTTATTTAAAATTAGACAAGCCTGACCTGAACTACCACCCCGTGAAACTACTAAAAAATCATCTGCATCATAGCCTAAACCCTCAGAAGTAGTTGTGGATGCAAGAGTTCCGGGTAAATCAGTAGTCGACACCAACAGGTTGCCGGCATCGTCTATTTGCATCTGCTCCGTTAATGCAGTTCTTGCACCACTAGATGAAGAAGAAGTGTAAAAGATTAAGCTTGAAGCCCCGTATGTGCTTGCTGCTTTCGCTTCAATTTTAGCTGTAACACCAGCGCCAGCTGACCCGCCGTCATTATCATAGAATTCAATATCTCCGAAAGTATCCCCCGTACTTACGGTTGTATCCTCATTATCCAAACGCAATGTATCGTTTACAGTCAGCGCATCGCTGGTTAAAGTCCCCGTGATGTCAACGCCCGTCGCGCTCGTCACCAGCTTCGCGCTATCTGCATACGACAGTGTTCCGGCAGCAGTCTTACCGCCGATTGCGTTTACAATCGTGTCGAGGCTGTCAAGATCCGTGTTGATCTTCGTTCCCCACGTATCCTCTGACGCGCCTACCTCTGGCTTCGTTAAGCCATATGCCGTTGTTGTCGTATCTGCCATGTCATTCTCCTATGCCGCGTCGGCCCAAGTTTGCCCAGATGCCGTGGCTGGTGTCCAATCCGTCGATGTGGGGGAAACAGCCGACCAGTCTTCTGGCGTGCTGGGTTCATCTTCCCACTTTTTGCGTCCATTTGCAACCACAGATGCCGCGCAGACGATGGTTGCGCTGTCGCTCTGCACGCGGTTGCATGTGGCCGTCGTAGTTGCTACGCAGGCGACGGTGGCGCTGTCCTCGTATATCGCAACGGCGCTTGCCGTTGTGGACGCCTGCACAGCAATCGTGGCAGTGCCATCACGAACCACCAATCCAGACGCAGCAACAGTCGCCGCAGCAGATATGGCAGCGGAGCCAAGGTGTATGCGCTCAGCCGCAGCCGTGACGCTGGCAGACGCTGCAATCGTGGCAGATCCAGCAACGACAAACGCGCCGGACGCAGACCCGCCTGACGTGACGGCAATGGTGGCGCTGCCCTCTCGGACGCGATCAGCAGCAGACGCGGTGGTCGTAACCGTCTTGATGATCGACGCAGCGCCGCGAACACGTACAGACGCGGCGGCGGTGGCCGACGTGACGGCAACAATGGAGGCGGCGCCAATGATAGCGCCGTCCAAGCCGTAGTTGTAGCTGCCGTAGGTGCTTCGCCCGTAGCCGCTGCGATACGTCATTAGTCTAGCGTGATGTCGAGATCGCCCGCAGGAATGCGGAACACGTCGCCCGTGTCAATCGTCTTGCTGGCGGTCAGGTTGGCGTAGGCCAGCAGATTGCCGCCCGTGGCAGCGTCGAACACGCCGACAGCGACAACGGTGCCATATCCTGCCGTGGCAACGGGCCACTCTTCAGCGGATGTGTTTGACGCGGTGTTGCCTGACACGGTAAACGCCGTCTCCTGACGCGCGTAGCCCCCGCCGGATACCTCTGTGCCGCCGCCGGTATCGTCAGGCGCAACGGTGTACAGCGCGGTGTGCCACTCGGTCGGGCGTGTCGCGCTGCCAGTGGTAAACGACCATGTAAGGACGGTTGTCTCGAAGGTGTTGGTGAAGCTCATCTCAATACGCCTTTATTTTCATGCGGCGACCAGATCCGCCGAATTTCGCTTTCTCATTGTCTGCATTTATACCACCAATTGCGTTTGCCTGCAAAGATGCCCAGATTTGGATGCGCGCGTCGTCTTTCAGGTACGGCGCAGAATGTATCAGCGAGCTGTATAGGTAGGCGTCGGGGAAGTATTGCAGCAGCCAGTTTGACGTGTTGCTGTCGGACAACGCGTCG